ACAGAGTATCTTGACTTTACCTTATGGTAACAGGCATCTTTAGATCCACTACCCTTACCTTTTTTATCCTTAACTTCGTTAAGTTCGATTTCTTCTTTCATTTTCTTTTTAGGTTTGTCAGTTGAAACATAAGTTGGTTTTGCAGCACCAGTTTTTTGTTGTTGACCAGGATCTGCTTTTTTCTTACGACGTGCAGCAGATAATCTTTCTGCTTTTGTCATACTTGCTCTCTTAGAAGATGAAACACATTTTGGTGTTCCTTCACCAGGTTCGTCACTTGCACAAGTTCCACCTGTGACTACGTTAACCCAACCACCTTTTCCGTCTTTGGATTTAGAACCTTTAAACCATTGACGAAGAGAACCTTCACCCATATTTAGTTGTTTATAGTTGCTAATAGCATCATCCACTACTTGACTTGGAGAAGGTTTAGCTTTAAGAGGAGTTTGCTTATCGTTTATAGTTTTTTTAATACCACCTACAAGACCACCAGATTTAATATTTTTGACAGCATCCACACCAGTTTTTACATTATCAACGGTGTTTCTTATTGATGTATTATTAACTCTTACATCAAAACCTTTTCCAGTCTTGTAATGAAGTCCAAATGTATTTTCAGACATACTTTTAGGTTTCTTTCCTTTCTTCTTCATGTTTATCGCAATTGCTGCTTGTTGTGCTGGATTTACTGCCTCTTTTTTCATATCTTCACTATCAAGATAATCTGCAGCAGTATCTAAGTAATCAGATGCTTTGGTTATCTTTGATTGTACCCACGCTTTGAAATTATCTTTCTTACGTGAATGCTTTTCAATACGTTTAGATGCTCTACCTGCAGTTTTTAATTGACTACGAATCATCTCAGGTTCATGATCACCATGCTTCTCCTCATTCATCTTCTTAGTCTTTTTCTTCATAGAGTTAATATACTTACGGTAAACGGCCGCTTCAGAGGTTTTACCCATCTCTCTCGCCCTTTGTTCCATAGCAACAGCCGCTTGAATCTTATGAGCATGCGATCTTGAAGAACTACGTATCTTCGAGACAGAACCTTTAGCAGTAGCCACGTCCTTAAAACCGAGTCCGTGAATAGTTCCTTTAGGATTTTCATCAGTATATAAATCAGAATGTTTTTTAGAATTTGCAGGTTGCCCTTTCTTTCTAGGTATGCGAGGGTTGGATTCCTCATTCATTGCTTTTTCTAAATCATCTGCTTGTTTTGCGTGTGTTTTAGAACCTTTCCTGAGTTTCCCAACTAACTTTTTGACAAATGGTTTATCGTCTTTATTGAGTTCTTCACTCATTCCTCCACCACCGTTGCCACCACCATTACCGCTACCATTACCGCCACCGTTACCATTGGTGCTGCCACCATTACCATTACCGTTTCCATTTCCGTTACCATTTTTCTTGGTGTCATCTGAATCTTCTTCTTTTTCAAGATACCCTCTTCTACCTACAAAATATCCACTAGGAATTTTTTTGCATTTTTTATCCGTAAAACAATAATATTGTCCTTTTGGACATTTTTTAGAGGATCCCTCGTCTATGAATGTATTCAGAGATTTCATGAGATGAGACAAAATTAGTCTATTCTTAGATATTTATAGAATAAAAAAAAGAGACCCCGAAGGATCTCTTGAAAATAATATGTAATTAAAATTACATAAGGTTCTTAACTTGAACTCTCTGATAGTATCTGTTAGAGTTAGTCTTGATACGACCACCACCAAATGTAGTTCCTTCAGCAAATGGGTTAGCAACCATACCGTAACGAGTCTTAAACCCGATTTTTGGTTGGAATGTATCCTGACCAACTGCTCTAACCATTTGTAGAGGTACATATGGGCAGTAGAATAAACCTGCATCATATGGTGAAGTACCTTTGTAACCAACAACGTAGTACTGTAGTGCAGCACTGTTTGCTGAATATGGGTCGATGTATACTCTGTACTTACCTTGAAGAACACCAGCAAATGTGTTACCTGTGTCATCAACGTTAAGATTTGCATTAAGTGCAGGAGTGTAATCAAACACACCAGCCATTGTTAATGCAGATGCAACGTCAGCAGAACAAAGGATCATGTTACCCTTTCCTCTACGAGTTCTCTGTGCAATTCTGTTTGCATCTCTCTCGATCTGGAATAGAAGTCCTTTGAACTTCTCAACTGACCATCTACCATTACTATCTACGTCTAGGTCAAATATACCTGAAGAAGCAGTGTTAACAGCAGCACCAGACTCAGCACTCTTATAGATTGTTCTGATAACTTCTCTGTTGATCTCAGCAAGTATCTCTGTTGAAAGGATATTTGCTAATTCAGCCTCAGCGTTCAATCCGTGGATTGCCTTAAGGTCTTGAGCAAGTTCTAAACTGTACTCTGCCTTTAGTGCTCTGGACTTCGCTGTAACGGTGACTTTCTCGATTGAGAATGCCATTTCGTTGAACTGATCTCCAGCTTCTGATCCAAGTGCTTCAGCATCACCAGTTGACATACCTTGACCAACTGCATATGTGCTCTGATCAGCACCAGATGAGTTAAGAACGGCTGGGTTGTCACCGTGCTGTGCACTGTTAGTAGAACCGAAACCAACTGCACCACCTTCAGATGCTTCTCCTGTGTAAGAACCTTGAGTAGCATCAAAACCATCATCCTGTGCAGAGAATGTTGTATCTACTTCATCGAAGAATGTCTCTGTTCCAGACTGAGATGTCTTACGTGATCTCATCGCAAAGATGAGTCCTGTTGGGCCACTCATTGGTTGAACACCTGCTAGGTCATAAGCAACCAAGTTAGGCATAGAACGTCTGATTAGACTAATAAAAACTGGATCGAAACCAGCTGTAGGTGTTGCACCGTTAGATGCGTTAGGAGCACTACCACCAAAACCGCCACCAGCGTCGTTGGTTGGTTGCTCATACATGAATTGAGATTGCTCTCTTAAAAACTTTTCTTGATTCTCCAAAAGAACCGCAGTAACCATCTTACGATGTGCATCTTCTATTTTAGGTGCACCATCATAACTAAGAATTGGATCCCACTTCTCTTGAAGATGTTCAGCATTGAACATTTCCATGTGAAATTTACCTCGTTAAAAGTGTGTGTTTAAAAATTTACTAAAGAATTACTTTTTAGTGATTCTCTGAAGTGCTGACAGATAGTTGTCCATAGTTCCAGTAGATTGTACTGGTTCCTTAGACTCTTCTGATAACATCTCGGAGTCATCACTTGGAGTACTAGCAACTTGTCTTGTTGGGAAATATGAATTTCTCAATGTAACTAGTTTCTCACGGTAATCGGATTCACTTTCGAACTCAACACTTTCAGCAAGAGATGCGAGTTTATCTTTCTGAGTAACTGCTAGTCCTTCAGAAACGTCACTTAAAATTCCATCTGATTTTGACTCTGCTAATCTCTTATTAAGAGCAACATTCTTATCGATTTGCTCGTTGAGTTTTTCTTCCATATCATCTAATTTATTTACCATGCTCTCAAGTACATCATATTTGTCTTCAGGGATTGATACATAATGTTCTTCAAATAGACTCTTCATTCCTGTTAGGAATGACTCAGACATCTCTGCCTTGAGCCCTTGCTCCACAGCAAGAGAGTTTTCCTCTAACCATTCACCAGCTACATACTCAAGATAAGAGTCAACTCTTTCTGTGAGTTGGATCTTGGTAGAGTCAATCTCTTCCTGTAGTACCTTTGCGTACTCTTTCTCTAAATCTTCCTTTATAACGGAAACTTTAGAGTTAATTGCTGCTTCAAAAATTGTCCTTGCTTTCTCTTGGAAATCTTCCGACAATTCTTCGCCAGCAATCAATGCGTTAATGTCATCTTCAACATTAACCTCTATTACTTCTTCCTGTTCTGCAACTACTTCTTCTTCCTCTTTTGTTTCTTCAGATTCTTTAATTGCTTCTTCCATTTTCTTACGGAGAACTGATTCTGGTTGCTCTTCTTGCTCTGCAACTACTGCTTCTTCTTCCTTTGCAGGTTCTTCAGCAACGACTTCACCTTCAACTTCTGCTTCCTCTTCCTTCATACCAGCTGGCATTGGATCTGCAGGTTTTGCACCTTTAGTCACAATATCCTTAACCTGCTTAAGGTTGTACCAGGTGTTTTCAACTTGTTAGAGTCATCATCAGGTTTTGAATTCTGAGGTGTTGGGCCTCCTAAGTCTTCAACCGATGCTTGACCGGGAGTTGATAAGGACAATTTTGGCATTGGATCTGCCGGTTTTGCCCCTTTGGTTACTACATTTTCCATTTCGTTTAATTTTGACCAACGGACATTTGAATATTAGATTTAAAATAATCTGTATTTATTTATAATGTTACAGATTTGCTAAGAAATTTTGGAATAATCCGAGTTTATGTTCCTCTAGTGCGTTTTGATCAACTAAAGTATTAATTTTCTTAGCAGTTTTAGAAGCAAGTTGTTCACGAAGAATTCCTCCTTCCCAAATCCACTCTTTTCCTTCCATAATTCCTGATACAAATGCATCAGGTGCTGATGGATCAGCAACGATATCAGCAGCAGTTGCTAACATAAAATCTTCACCAACTACCTTACATCCAGATGCAGTATCTTCTTTTAAAGATCCTACACCACGAGAAGAAACACCAAGTGTTACTCCTTCAGAAATAAGATTAGATGCAATCTTACCCATTGGTGTTGAAAGTATTTGTGCTTTACCAACAAAGTTTTTTCCTTCCTGACGAAGTGATGTAATTTTATGTGATACACGATCAAGATTTACAGTAGGGCCATCTGGATGTCCGAGTTCTCCAAGTGCTCTACCTTTCTTAACAAAACTTTCGTTGTATCTTCCGACTTCTCTTGCAAGAGTACTTACAGGATATAATCTTCCATTACGATTTTTGATATCTCCTTGTAAGAAAACACCTTCAATATACATCTTTTTATTTGCACCTTTGCCCTCAGTTATGAACTTAACTTTTTGGACTTCTTCTGTAATTAGTTTCATTTGATTAACCGGTAAATCCTACTTTTGCACCTTTCACAGCAGCATTGGCAGCAAACACAGCTTGTTCTGGATTTTTTTCCAAAAACTCTACAGTGCCTCTTAGTAATGTAAAGGATCCTACAGTGCTACCACTTACTGCAGATGCAAGAGTCACTAAGTGATCTGCACCAGTAGCAGTATTAACTAAACGAACAACTGTTGCTCCAGAAAATGTTTTTGCTGCTCCAGCATTTGTTCCAAGTGCTTCTTCTGCTCCCTTTACAAGAGTTCTTTGAGTCATTATTCTTCCTCTTGTGGTTCAGTGTCTACCTCATCAACTTCGTCTTCAATTTTATCAAACATAGCATTACCCATTTCAGGTCGAAGATCTTCAAC